CGTGAAGGCTCCGGATCCAGAAACTGCCTATAAGACCATCAGGAAACCTCTACCGCAATTCTACCCTAACTTCGAAAAGTTCGAGTATTTTGCGCGATATGTTTTCCCAGAATTAGTTAAGAGACAAGCGAAAATCAATGGTAAAGCCATCGGACAATTTTCCTACTCAACTAAGTTGGGTGAGATAATCCGATCGGCCGGTGCCAATCTCAAATCATCTACCTCGCTCTTTTCAATCATCTTGGATGCGAAGGCATGGATGTCTCGACCTAGAGACACAAATCATGTTTTAAACTGGTTTGAGTTGCATGGGGATGCAACGTCCGCCGCGTTCATGACTGCTATTAGTCGAGAACAGCATTTCCCTCTGGATAGTGAGCTTTACGATCGAATGATCGAGCTTTATCCCTCTCCCCCCTTTAAGACTCCGGAAGAACGTAAAAAGTGGGAAACCACTATACGTGATCCGTTGCTTAAGGAGGTTAAGGAGACTGGGACACTATCGGGATACATTCTCGAATCCTGGAAAGTAGCGAATGAGGTGAAAAGCGCGCTAAAACCGATCCTCGGACGGCTCTTTAATTTTCTCGCCCCAGGCGGCAAACTTAGGACAGTTGCGATATGCGATTACTGGACTCAACTGGCTATGAAACCAGTCCATGAATACCTCTTCACTATCCTCGAGGCCTTAGGAGCAAATGATGCTACCTTCGACCAACAGGGACGTGTTGATGAATATTGGGCTAGGGGTCTGAAGCCACATTGGTCATTTGACCTTTCTGCAGCAACTGATTCTATTCCCATTACTCTTTATATCCATGTTTTAGCCCCCTTCTTTCAAGAAGGAGACGATTATGAGGCCGGTTACGCGAAAGCGTTACTGTGGTCTAAAATTATGACCGACCGAGACTTTCAGATTCCTTCACCTAAGAAAGGAGAAGACGGCCACACGGGGTTCAGGTTATTCCGATCTATTAGATACGGGACTGGACAACCGATGGGCGCCTATTCTTCCTGGGCAAGTATGGCCCTCGTGCACCATGCACTAGTACAGTACTCTCACTGGTTAAAAGACCTGGAGCCAGCATCTAATGCTTCGTGGTTTGATCCATATCTGGTGTTGGGGGATGACGTAGATCTTGCAAAAGATTCAGTCGTCGCCTCTAATTACCAACTAGCGTGCGCCGATTTTCAAGTGAAGATTGGACTCGCTAAGTCTTTGAGTAGCCGCTCGAATTTCTTCGAGTTTGCGAATCAGAGGTTATGCGAATTTGGGAACATCTCACCACTATCATTTCTAGAGGAACTTTCCTCTCAGACTTGGAATAGTCGGGTAGAGTTCGCCTCCAAAATCTCGAAGAGATTCGGAATTCAGATGTCCTCCAC